AAAAGAGTAACCTGCTAATCCAGTACCAGCAGCAGAAATTGTAATGCTCCAAGTACCAAGTGGAAGAGTGACCAAATTGTCAGTACCGTTCGCAGTGACAAGAAACCGATCAGGATCGAAGGAATCATTATCAGCTGTAGGAGCGGAACCTAAAGGGTTAGCGGCGCTAAGAGTACCACCGCCAACATAAATAGCTGTACCCACCTGTGGAGAAGTGAGTGCAACTGCATTTTCATCAATTCTAGGGTCACCAGCGGAAGAAGCACCCTTCCAACTAGTAGTTTGTGTCCAGTCAGTAGTATTCCAATTCGCGGCAGTCACATCAGATATTGCTATCTGATACGATTGAGGGGAAGAGTAATCACCGAGAATTGGAGACACAATAACTGAAAATCGGCCATCGTTGACACTACCAGGAGTGAATTCTGCACCGATTTTGAGGATTCGCCTAGATCGATATAGGAAAGTTGGTCTATCTTCAACATCAGGAATTCTACAATAATGACGAGATGGATCCATCATACATGCCACATATGCGAGAGCTTTCTTATCGCAATGAGTCATTTTAGCCATGGCCATACGTTGTTTACCTGGTTTGAGGTAAACTTGACGAGGTATGGTAACAACTCGCGTAACTGGAGACGGAGCGGCCACAACTTTAGCCTTAGCTCTTTGAGGAAAATTTTGCAGAACTTGTCGATTAAATTTACCTGATGACGCATTAGATTGAGATTTTCGTCGATTAAATTCGACTTGGCTGATTTTTCCTTCAGCTAGGAGTTTCTTATTCTTTGCTAAACCCATAATGAAATGAATTTTATATCCTCCAACCGCCAAATAAAATTCGGGGTTTCACGAGCACCGCACCACCACTCCCGAACATGAGTGATGGATGGATAAGCGATGTTAACAAATTTATAGTGATTGTCAATGAAATACTTCGTGTATTTAGCATGACAATAAGCAAAGAAATTAAATGCTTCCTCATCCCAAGGAACAAGATAAGCAAAATTCACTAGTGTAGAAATAAAACTACTTCTTTTCATTTCGTTCGTTGGAAACTTGCGAAACTGGTACGAACACAGTAATCTATTTCTATCAAAAGTGATTCGCTTATCCTTTTCATGGTAAGTAAAAGCCAGAAACGTTAATTGATCAATTTTAGTTTGACACTTAGTAGTATCTTTAGCCATAAAACCACAGCGAGCATATATTCGCTTGATATCATCAACAGTGTAAGGTTTAAAATGAGCAGTTAGATTGTCGTCGCCAACACATCTAACATACATTTGCTTAGTGCTATATTTTTCAATAACTGCATCTAATACCCAAATTAAATAATGAGCTATAGTGTTGAATATAGTTGTAGTGGCGCAACCACTTGGTTGCCCATTATGCATGACGACAACTTGACCATTTGGTAACAGCACATAGACATGTTCGTAACCATATTTAACGTAGCGTTCAGCATGCTGCCGCCACTCTTCTCGATGTTTCTCGGGTACCAAGTGAATTAACACCTCGAGTACTAGACGAGCCATTTCTGGGGAGAAAGTTCGGTCCCATCTCCTACAGTCGACTTCAATTTTATTTTCAAAATCATCCAGCTCTTCAAACATCGAATGGAAATGTCCATCATTATATTTCTGTCCAACACGATAAAAATTATACTTACTGCGGTTCATCATTAAAGAAATTTGGAAAGGTTCAAACAACCATTTACCAACGACTAAAGACTCAAATGGAGAGGTTACAAAAGTACGCACCTCTTTATTGTTTATTTTTTCAAAAGTCTGTCGTTCTTTCTTGTCAACTAAACTACTAAGTGGTATACTCTTAGATTCAAATGCTAGGCGAGCTATAGTACCTTCACCCAACACCTGTAATAATTCAAATTTAGATTTAACCCCGAAAACTTTCTTAGCAAGGCGACCAGGGGACGAATCAACCGCTGTCCACATCTTCGCACAGTAAAGCTTTCCTAAATCAACCCATGTACAACCCAATTCTTTCAAATCCTGCACAGCAATTTCAATTAACATCCTTTTGATTTCAGGAGGAAGATTTAATTGAAACGGAAGTTCATCCCATTTACGGAAAGATTCTAGCGTAGAACTATAAGTTCCCGCTATAGAACCGTGAGTATATTCAAAAGAGGGAGCTAGTTTGATATCTTCGGAAAATTCAGGGCAAGTTTTTGTTTGATCTACTGATTTAGCTAGGGTCATAGTTAAAAGGGAATCATTAACATGGCACCACCCCACGTGGTCCATATACTTAAATTCCTCTTGAACTAAACCCGGGACTTTGGGGTCCGCACTTACGTAGTCAAATAAGTGGGACCTCCAGCCCGGGAATGCTAGTTTAAATCCTGATCACTAAGAGTTGCCTTAAGAAAACCCTTAGGACCAAGAGTCTTAACGTCCCGAAGACCCTGACAATCACCAGTATGAACTCCAATAGCTACAAATTGAGTTCCTTTCTTTTGCCAAATAGGACGTCCACAATCACCTATTTTAGATGTATAGTTGGATAGAAAACCACCATCGTTGAATTTGACAATTTCTGGATCCTCAATAGGTTGTCCACCAAATTGATCAATCCAAAATAAACGCTGATCGGTAGGTTCAGCAACAGTAGCGATAGGCGCTCCATATTTAGATTTAAGTATGGGAATTAGCCAAACTATATCGCTGCCACAAGATTTGGTTTTCATATATGCTTGTTTATTACAAATATCTCCGAGTTTGACAGTGAAAGGTTTACCTTCTCGAGTAAAGCCTTCAATATTAGCATTTTCAACGACACCAAGAACGTCCATTTTATAAACCTTCTGATAATGACCAAGGTAAACTAAACATGGGCCTTCCGCCGTATTGACTGCGAACGAATAAGCCCAAGCTTGATCATAACATATTTTAACACAATAATTCATTAATGAATTTATAGTAAAATTTGGATTTGCCTGGTTCGGACTTTCTCTAGGTTCAGCTAAAGAAACCTTGGGTTTCTGAGCCTTCTTTGGTTGTAATTGCTTCGGTTGAATAACTTTCTTTGTTTCTTTTGGTTTCTCTTTTACTTTAATGGGTTTACCAACGGGAATGGAGATTGGTTTATTAGGAGCCAAATTAGGTGCAGAAGTTGATTCTCTCATCCTTCTGAACCGCTTGGGAATAAGAGATTTAGATTTGCTAAGGAATTCTGGACGAATTCTATAACTATCATACTCCTTATCATATGGAGTTTCGATCTCATCATCATCATAGTCACTATCATATTCTTCTTCTATGATAAAATCACCATCCTCATCATATTCGCCATAATGTTCTTGCACAAAGCGTTCAAATTGATTACCTAACTCACCACGCAATTCACTAAGGAATTTGGTTTTGTGAGTCTTTGGATCATGCTCGACAACTTTTTGCTTCTCATCATCCCAGTAATAGAGATAACCATTAAATTTCATTTTAGGTTGATTTTTCTGTTTTCTAGCATTATTTTTCTTGGCTCCACGTCCGCGCTTATTTTTTCCTTTCTTTTTATCTACCTTTGTTTTCTGGTAGCGCCCTCCTTCTCGAGGAGTATCACTACAAGGAGCGACTAAACAAGGAATTTTTGTAAAAAGACTTTGTAAATAGGATCGAGAGTTCCACAGTTGCCTACAGAACATAACAAGCACAGCATTTATCATGATAAATTCCTGCGGAGCCCCATGCTTCCTAAAATGCTTTATGCAAGCTCGGCCAATTATACTTTTGGACATAGCCTGCATGACTTTACTAAAATAATTTTGGTCTTTTGGAGTTTTACTCACGAGATATTCACCATTCTTAATTGTATGAACTAAGAAATTGAAATCACGCATTAAAATTCCCATAAAACCAAGTCCAACTACCGTTTGGCCAAAATGTGTATGGAAGCCATCCGATATCGCCATAAGAGTAGAGGACATCTCAATCACTACGTCCTTATTTTCCGCACCTTCTCCACTTTTCTTTGCGCCCATCATAGCTCTAACGGCTGACAAAGCCAACTTAGTTAGTTTTTCCATCATAGGAAACAAGAAGAAACAGAAGATGATAGAATAAATAAGGTCTGCCACATAGTTTCGCTGCAAATACTTAAAATAGACATACGTGTTACCCAATAATCCAAAGAAAGTTGGAATAAGGCATATTGGGTAAACCATACTAACAACTGCAAAGGCAAAATTTACTGAGACAGCGCCCATTATGTTGTTCGACCAATATAATGCCGCCAATCTCCCACGTCCAACATGGTCCATAGGATTATAATCTGTTAATACTCCAATGAATTCCTCAACGCTAACTGTTTCACTAGAGTAACCCCATGTATTATCACGAAATTCCTCAAAATTAGGTTTAATCCTTCTCGGGTGAGCTGGATCAAAGTGAACTTCCGGAATGAAGGTGTCAGTTATGCGGGCTATCATCACTCCATGATCGTAATCATATTGAGGAGTGACACCTAGTCTCAAAGGCTTGTTAATGCCAATGACTAGGTTAGCTATGGAACTAAATTTAACACGAGGCCGACCACAGGATGCTTCGAACAATAAGCGAAGAAACATATTGCCCATCAGCATCATAATATCAGCCGTATTTCCAAATATATCCGTGAAAGCATGCCGAATGACATGTATAGCTCTTTCGTCAACCTCCATAAAACTTCTAATTTGAAATTGAACATTTTGTGGATAAATTGAACGAGATCCATACAGCGCATGCAAATGATTACTCATAAAACAAACAGGACACTCTTCATATCCTGAAAAATGTAGAGCAATGTGCATACATCTAAGAACATAGCAAAATGCCTTGC